CTTTACCACTCTATTTTGAAACTCAACGATGTCCTAGGACAAAATTGGATTTCGAGATGGATGGAAAAGCATCTACATTATGTACCTGCAAATAAAGAGTTAATTACCGGAAGGTTAGGCTTTTCAGCCGAACCTGGTGGTAAGACTCGAATATTTGCAATCGGGGATTACTGGAGTCAAACATCTTTAAAGGTTATACAGGATTCCCTGTATAACACCCTAAAATCAATAAGTACGGATTGTACTAAGGATCAAAATAAGGGCTTTAAAAGCTTACTTATTGAGTCCAAAGGCAAACCAACTTATTGTTTCGACCTTTCTTCAGCTTCAGATAGGATACCTGCAGAAATGCAGATACACCGTTTGAATCTGTTAAAGGAAGAATTAGGTGATGCTTGGCTTTCAGTAATGACTAAAAGGGACTTTTATATTAAAGACCAGAAAAGATATGTACGGTGGGAAGTAGGTCAGCCTTTAGGCTTACTATCTTCTTTTCCGTCATTTTCTCTCTGGCACCACGATATCATCCAGTATTGTGCCAATATCGATAGATTATCTCAAGGTAAAACCTTAAGATTCTTTAAAGATTATAGGCTACTGGGTGATGATGTGGTAATATTTAATACAAAAGTTGCTGATACATACCAAAAGATAATGAATATAATTGGAATTCCAATTAATTATTCAAAATCTGTGATTGGTGATCAGGACAACTCCCAAATAGAGTTTACCAAAAGGTTAGCTCTAAAAGGGGTGGAAATGTCATCTGTCAAGTATAATATTCAATCAAAGAATAATAAGGTTTACCTATTAGACTTAGTTGATATTATGCTCACCAGGGACATTATCCCAGATACGGGCCACTACGGCTTGTGTCAATACCTGTCATCAATTGGTTATGACACGATCTCAATGATGTTATGGTTTAGGTCGAATTCTACGCACCCATTTAGGGTTAACGAAGACGTTTCGATCGATCGTGAAGAAATGACCAATTTGGTCAATTCCAAACGACACCAAAACCTCTTAGAGAAATCAGCAGAGATAACAAATTTCCATGACATGGAGCCATTGGATCATTATTATGATTCTGCTTCGCTACCTCGTAGTGAAGAGGCACTAGGGCTTGCACCTGGGTTTGACCCAGATAACTTGCAGCTACACCCAATTGTATGGGCAGTTAATCAAGTAGGTTTAGATCTATGCGATAAATTATCCATCATCTGGGATGAGTCAGATGAAATTTGTCCGGTGGAGTACTTACCAAATCCATCTTCAAAAGCATTCTTCCACTCTAGAAAATCTAGGGGAATATATCTTTCAAAGATAATTATTGATTCGTTTAACGAATTGAAGAATGAGTCTCAATTGTCAAACAGTACTACAGACACAAGTGTGTCTATCCAGGGTTAAAATATGGATGGATCATGCCTAGCATGAGCTATGTAGCTATGGACCCGAGAAATCGGG